TAGATGATCTTCGGACCGCTCGCGACGGGCTCCACCACGACGAGGTATCGGTCGCGCTGAACTGTGATCTCCGCCCGGACCGTGACAGAGTCACCGCTCTCGGCGAATTCCCACAGCCCCCGCATCTCACGGGCCACAGAGACAGGCAGGTCACGCCTACTGACGGACTCGGTCTCGGGCGGAACGAACTTCTCCGCACCCTCCGGCGTGTGGTTCCGGCGCCCGTTGTCGGGGTCCTGGTAGATCGCGATGTAGGCGTCAGCCCCCTGCGCCAGCGGCACGGACTTGCCGTCGATGAACAGGTGCGACTGCCCCCACTGCCACTTCCGGCCGTTGAGCCGGAACTGAATGGTCATCCGGGTGCGCTCGCCCAGATGGGTAAGCAGCATGCGCCCATACCCGTTGCGCTCGACGGAGGGCGCGACGCCCGTGCCGTCGAGGAGAAGGGCGTACGGCTCGTAGACCGCGCGGGGCATGTCGTCGAGGGAAACCTCGGAAGTCAATCTCTTCTCCGTCCGTGATGCAGAAACCCCGGAGCGCCGGAATCTGTTGGCGAGAGCAGGCGCTCCGGGGTTTTCCTTCAACCTGAAAACCACTCTACCACAGCACTGTTGACATCATGGAGACCACGGCTGCGGAGTGAGATCGGACTTCAGGTACAGCGGATGCTTCGGCTGGCCCGCCTTCGTCACCCCGATCGCCGTCAGGCGGTCCATGCCGGGGATCTTCAGCACGTCGGCCACCCGGTCCGCCCTGGCATTCGCACCCCAGGCCGCGACCAGCGGACCACCGGTCGCGGCGGAGACCGCCACGGCGGCGCGGAGGTACATGTCATTGTCGGGCCCCACCGAGTCCTCGGCCGTCCACAGGTCGGCCGGTCGGGTCGCCCGCCAGGCGTAGAGATTGACCACGAACAGGGAGCCGCAGCCCCAGAGGCGGGCGAACCCGTTGGTTCCGGCCAGGCGCCGGATGGTCGGATCGTCGGCCAGTGCGTCGGCCGTCGAGGGGTTCAGCATGATGAAGACGGCCGTCGGCCCGTCGGCCCAGGAACGGCTGAGGGAGTACCGGTAGCGGCCACATTCAGAGAGGACGGCGGAGCCCGTGAAGTCGCTCACGGGGCGTCCCGCAGGGGCTGGTCTCTACTGATCGCGGCGACTGTCCGGTACAGGTCCGGCATGGCGAGGCATGCGTCGATCACGAGACTCACGATCTTCGGGTCGTCACCCTTCTTCAGACCGTCACCCAGAGGCCGCTGAAGACCCTGCACGTAGCCCATCACGGCCATGTCGTGGACAAGGCCGCGCTCGCGGTTCGTGAGGGAGCCGAGGAGGTCGGCGACGGCATCAGCCCGCTGTTCGTCGCGCTTGACCATGTAGGTGACGAGCCAGTCCGGAATCTCCGTCATGCCGTGGCTTCCTTCCCGAGGATTCCGGACTCGATCCAGTCGAGGGTCCGGTGTACGTTCTCGGCCGACCATGCGGCCCTGAAGTACGGGTCGTCGATGTTCTGTCCGGCTTCGGCGAGGGCCGCGTCGGTCTCATACTCGGCGGCGATCGTCTCGGGGGAGAAGCCGCAGGCGTTCAGCTCACGCATCATGACCCCTCGTCGCGTTGCCGGATCACGTCGCAGTGGGCCCGGGAACAGAGCCGGTGATCACCGAGACTGTGCAGACGAGCGGCCTCGGCGATGCGCTGGCGGATCGACTCGCAGACGATGACGGGCACGCTGCCGGGCGTGAGGTCGTGCGGCATCTGGCAGTGCGGGCAGCGGGGCCACGTGGTGGGGTCGGTCCGGTCCTTCGGGTCGTCGAGGGCGGTAATCAACTCGACCAGGCGCTTGTCCCACCAGCGGGACAGCGAGACGCCGAGCGGCGGCGCCCCGGCTTTGATCCACCGGGCCAGGAGGGCGCGGACTCTTCCGAGGGCGGCTTCGTCGCGCTGGCCGTCATCAGGCAGGTCGGTCATGAACCAGTCCTTCATAGGGTTGTCGGGCGTTATCCGGAGGGTGCGCGCCCAGACCCGAAGGCCGTGGTCATCGCTGCGCCTCTTTGGCGAAGATCTCCGCCGCCTCACCCCACGGGAACCAGGTCCATTCCTTATAGTCGCCGACAGGCCAGCCGGTAGAGCGGCCGATGATCTCCCAGATGCCGCCTTCCTTGTGGAGGATCTGCTCCAGGCCGTGAAGCCATCCGGCGCACCAGCGTTCTTCGCTGACTCCGGACATGGCTTCGATGAGCTGCTGGCGTTGGCGAGTGAGTTCGTCGGCGGTCGGGTCGGTCATCGGGATTCTCCTACCGTATGGTGCGGGCAGTCGTCGCCCACCCCCCAGCCGCCGATCATGTCGAGCGTGTCACCCGGCTGGTCCAGATAGCGCGGCGGATCCGTCTGCCGCGTCCAGGGACGGCAGGTGCAGCCGGGAATGCCGAACTTCGGGTGGCAGGTGGGACAGTCCGGGTCGCCGCCGCCGCCCGCCACCACGAGGCAGGTGATCGAATGCCCGGTCACCGCTTCGTAGTCGTCGGCTGGTCCCACGGCTTCGCCAGCGGCCACAGGCTTCGACGGCGCGGATTTCACGCTCGGCTTCTCCTCAAGCTCGGCCGCTCCGGGCAGGTACGGCACGTTTTCCAGGCAGTCACAGTCGCCGACCGCCCGCCCCTCGCAGACGTGCTCACTGAGCGGGGTCCCGGTGTCGGCATGCAGACGGTACTGATCCAGCAGTCCGTCCATCACGTTCCATGCGGGCGACGGGTAGTCGGAGCACAGGTCGCGCTGCACCTTCAGCCACGACTCGAATCCGTCGCCGCGACACGGACGCGTGTCGGCTGGTGGCATCTCGTCAACCACGCGGCGCAGCTCGGGCCCGCAGTCCGGCGCACACAGCTCGTGATCACCTTCTGCGTGGGCCATCAGCCGTTCGTGGGTGGAGCACGGCTCTGCGTTCGGCTCGCAGCCCGCAAAGTCACACGGCGTGGCCACATACTCGGCCTCGCTCGCCTTGCGGAGGAACGTCTCCATCAGCGCGAAGACGCCAGCGGCGTGCTCGTTCTGGGCTCGGGCGGCGTAGGCGGCTCCGGCCTTGTCGCACTCATCGGCTACTTCCCGTAGCACGGCGGCCCGGTCGGGCCGTTGCTTCAGCTCGCGAATCTCGGCGCCCATCATGGTGATCACCTGGGCTGCGCGGCTCGCGACCGTGTCGGCGTCGACCTCCTCGGCCGCCCGATTACCACTCTCGGCCAGTTCGCCCGCGCGTTCCCGAATCGCATCCCACGGCGCGCCGATGCCGAGACCGAGCGCGGCCGACAGGGCCAGGCGCTGTTCCTCCTCGGCATCCTCGGTGGTCGTCTCTCGATCGATCGCCGAGTTGGCGCGCTGGTTCTCCGTGCGCAGCAGGTGGCGCATGCTCGCGAGTTCGACTTGCAGGCGGGCAGCGTCGGGCAGCATGGACAGGACCGCGTCCAGCAGCGGCGCGTTCGGATTCCACGCCTTCTCCGGATCGCTGTCCACGAGGAGCGTCTTCACCATGCCGAGCGCGGCGTACCCCTTGGCGCACAGCTTGTGGCCCGGCGCCAGCGGCTCGCAGCAGATCCATTCGGCGACGATATGGTGCTCGGCCGCAGCCCACAGCGTTGCCGAAACGGCCGCCCGGCTCTCGGCCCGCGTGGTGACGGCAAACGCGTCGCCGTCCGGCGGCTCGAACTCGCAGATGTGTGTGGTCACAGGGCATCCTCTCGTGAATTCTTCACGTGATTCACGAACCGGACTTCTCGTCGTCCGTGAGCAGGTTGGTCACGACGTTCGCGATCAGGGCCGTGCCGCCGCCCACGCCAGCCAGACTCAGGGCGAGCGGGGTCGGGAGAACTGAACCGGTGGCCAGTGGCGCGAAGGTGGGAATGAACAGCCCCGTGAAGCCGAGGAACATACCCGTCTGGCAGTTCTTCAGGATCTTCCGCTGGTCCGTTTTGCTGGATTTCTTGATCTCTTTCAAGCTCTTCATTCCTCAACTCTACCAAATGCCAGTCGAGTTGGGAATCAGCGGAGGGTTCCGGCGGGGCTGGAGGGCTGCGCGGAAGGGGTGGTCCGCGTCACATCCGGACGAGGCTGCGCCTGCTGGCCTCCGCCGTGATCCGACCCGAAGAGCCAGATGACCGCCGCGAGCAGTGCCACCTTGCCCAGCCCCGACGTGCGCCTGCCCGTCGACCGCTCCACGGCGATGACCTTGCCCGTGGAGACCAGCTCCACCTTGTCCTCGAAAAACCAGCCCACGACGGGGTCCCCTCTCCGGTTCCGCCGCGTCAGGACTGGAAGGTCCACCAGCCCGAGTATCCGTCAGGCAGCGCGGGGAGATTGCTGAGCATCGGCTGAAGAATCGCCAGATGCTGCTCCATTACAGCAGGTTTCTGCGCACCCCAGTACCCTTCGCCGTCCCAGCGGCCCTGCGTGTCGCCGCCGTAACGGCCATCCAGGTCGGCGGCGAGAACCGCAAGGGGGTCCGTGATGTCGACGGGCTCGGGCAGGTACTGCCCCCAGAGCCTGAGCGGACCCAGGCAGGCACGGACGACGCCTTCCCTCTTGCGGAACCAGACCGCGTCCACGGAGCCGCGAAGGTAGAAGCGGTCACCTTGGGGACTCTGCTTCACCGTCAGGGTTGACAGGTCGAAGGCGTAGGGTTTTCTGCTGATGAGGAGACGATCGTGGCGGATCACGGGGTACTGCGTCCTTTCCGAAGGGCGGATCTGGCGGAATCATGAACCCTCCTCACGCGTTGAGGAGCTTGAGGTACACCCGGAGCGCGGCCGTCACGGCGGCCTCCTCATCCAGGCCGGACTTCGCCTGCGCCTGCTCCAGCAGATCCCTCGGGGCGATGACCTTCACGATATTGGGCGCCGCCAGCACCCGGTACGTGAAGAGCTTGCCCGGCAGCTTCTGGACCTGGTCCGGGTACTCCTCGGCGAGGCGCTCCAGGACCAGCCGTGCACCAGGCAGCCGGAAGGGGGGTTCCGTGATGCTGATGAGGTCGAGATCGAAGACGAGTTCCGCGACGCGCTTGCGGTCCCACTCGCCGCTCGCCCGGGACATCTCCCGCCATACGGCTTTCTCGATCCTGTCGAGCTTGGCGTCGAATTTGCCGCTGTTCATCCGTCCAGCCTCTCCGTGAAAATGGTCCGTACGGTCTCGACCGAAACGGTGGTTTTGATCAGCCTGCCGAAAACTTCCCAGCAGAAATCCCTTACGGACGGATCCTTCGTCATGTGCGCGAGGATGCGGGAGCTGAAGACGTGCCACACCGCGTTCGCCGCATAGAGCTTTCTCGGCGGCCAGGAACTTGCGTCCCCCTGGGTGATGCCAGCCGCCTGGACCCCGGCCCGGCGCAGAGCCATGCGGACCGCGTCCGTCTGCTCGTGACCCGTCAGAGTCCGGATCTGCTCCAAGGTCAGCACTTCGTACGACATCACGTCTCCCCTGTCCGATATCGAACAGTCTACCAGAGAAGTTCAGTCACCGAACAGCCTTCGGGACTCTCGTCTCTCACGTCCCCCGAAGGGCCCCAGTGGCCCGCAGGCGGCCGACGGCGCCAGCCCGCACCCCAGGAGACGCCCGCGCGGCCTCCGGCTCGCAGGCGAACGGCTGGCCTACCGGATGCCTGTGCTGGCGATCGGTTCGAAGGTTGTGCCGCACCCGGCCACCCGTGCCAGCCACAGATGTCTCTCCCCCGAGCGAAGCGATGTCCTCCCTCCGTCCCGGCGCGGCGCGGAGCGGCGCGGCCCTGGTGACGACGAGGAAGAGAGGGATCTGAAGGGAGGTCGGGTGCGGCTGGGTGGGTGGGGAACCCATCCCAGCTTGCAAGCCTGACCGAGCGGAAGAGCCCTCTCTGACGAGGAGGAATACTTCTTACCTTCTTACCGTAGCCCGGGGCCCCATTCTCGCAGGTCAGGGGCTTATCGACGCGGCATAAAAGGGTAAGCCCTTACCCCTACAGGTACCCATGGGGGGTACCTTAAATGGGGAAGGTGCTCTGACCTCGACGTAACCTCTACCCCTATACGCATAGGTGCAGGGAGTGCCTCTTGATGTGCCCATATGGACCTCGTGTGGTACTGTTTCATCAACATCACCGAAGAAGAGGTCTAGACATGATTGAGCGTGGGCTGAAGTGGCGCAGGAACACGATCGCCGGTGCACTCCTCATCCCGGGGGATGGCGACAGCGGGACTCGGGCACTCCTCATGAACTCCACATTGCTGGACAATGTGGAGTTCGGTGCCTCCTTCTCCAGGGCTGAGGTCGTGGAGAGGTACCAAGGAGGAGGGGGGGCGGCTCTCCGTGAGCCAGATCAAGCGCGCCCTCGGCGTGCTCGAAAAGTCGGGGCTGCTGGAACGTACTGAGGATGGCCTGCTGAGACTGGCCGAGGATTTGCCGTCGCACTACGCGGGACCTGTGACGCAAGAGGACTTCGACCGTCTCGACATCGACGGCGGGATCGCCATGCTTGAGGACGAGGCGAACGGGGAGCCGATCTACATGATCAACCCGGACTTCTTCTAGCAGTCAAAGTTGTTGGCGGGTCTTGTTGTTGCGGAACTTGGACCTGGTACGCTCGTGGCTCGGAAAGGAGAACGACATGAGTACGCTTCCTCTCACGGCATACGAGCTTCAGCGGTACGGTGCGAAGACAGAGCTGGCCGACTGGGTTCTGGGGGACGAGGATCTGTCGGCGGGGTCCATAGCGTTGTATGCCCGCTTCTGCTACGAGGCCCAGCAAGAACGACTCGGCGGGAAGAGGTTCACCGTCACCAGAGAGTGGGCCGACTGGGCCAGCGGGGGTGATGGATCCTCTGCACTTCAGGAGCTTCTCGCTGCTGGAGCCCTGACGAAATTCGCGACCTACCTGGCCGGATCGAAGATCCGCTTCCAGGAGGAGGGCTACCCGCCCACCATCCAGAAGGTTCTCGACGGTTCGCTGAGCCGGTATGAAGTTCCCGAACTGGCTTGCGCCTGAGGGGCAAAGAGTGAGGCCCCGATCAGGTGAGATCGGGGCCTGAAAACATCACTGCTGGAAGGGTAGCACCGCAATGGCCAGGACGGAACGTCACTACACAAATGCCGACGACTGGGTGATCCTGAACAAGAAGATCACCCACACGGCTTGCCGGGTCTACCTACTGGCCAAGGGGCGCACGAAGCACGAGACGATGGCGTTTCCGGAGCATGGCTTCCGGGCCACGGCCGAGTGGTTCGTGCAGATCATGGACGGCATGTTTTCAACAAAGACGGTCCGTGAAGCACTTCGCAATCTGGTTGAAAACGGGGCACTCCGCAGAACCAACATCAACACGAAAGATGGGGGTGGCGGAGAGTATGAATTTGTAGTGGATCCAGGCCAGGACTATGAGGGCTTTCTGAGCGTTTTCGACAAAGAGAAGTCCACGAAAATGCCTCCCCATGCAACCTTTCGGGAGGTGTCCCTCAGCGAGGATCCGACTGCGACGGGAGATCGTTTCCGCTCGACGGAAAAAGTGAATCGCGGCACTGGGAAGGGTATCCGCGAGCGACCTCGACGAGTGAAGGGGCCGGAGGAATCGGTGATGATTCCCGCCATTGAAGCCCCCCCGCTTGAATCAATGGCCAGCGCGGCAGTCCAGGAGGAACCCGAGTTCGACCTGTCGGGTCTGGACACTCCGATGACCGTCAAGCCGAACGTGCCCACGGCGACTTCGGGACCCGCCGCCGATTTCGCCGGTGCACTGGAGGAGTTCACGGCCGGGCTCACGGACCCGAAGCTGCGCCTGATGCCGGGTCAGTGCAAGAGGATCGCCGATGCGGCGGCCCCCGTGCTGGCGCTGGGATGGCAGCCCCGCGTTCTCGCGAAGCGGCTGGCCGCCGAGCTGAACTCGCACATCCGGATGCCGGAGCAGCTCCTGATCGGCAAGATCCCCGACCTGGGCGCACCTCCGAAGGCCACCAAGTCGGCAGCACCTCAGGCCCATGAGGTCGCAGTCCCCGCAGGGTTCGTTCCAAAGAGGAACGGTTTCGTCATTCCCCGGCGGGAGGGGCGTGAGGTGCTCAGCCCCGAGGAGCAGCAGAAGGCCGCAGAGCTGATGCGGAAGCTGGCCGCCGAGCGGGCCGGTGATAAGAGAAGGCGTTTCGGAAATCCGTAGCGGTACCGGAAATGGAGAAAAGTAGACGTGGCTGAAGTGCGCTCAATCGGCATGGCGACAATGGTCGATCCGCTGGCCGAGACGGCCGTCCTGGGGGAACTGCTGGTTTCCGACGGCCATCCCCTCGACTGCCGGGACCAGGTGACCGAAGTTCTCCGGGATGCCGGATCCGAGGTGTTCCATGGTCCGTTGAACCGCCTCACATACGAGGCGTTCCTGGCCTGTTTCGTGGACAACCGGCCAACGGATCCCGTATCTGTCGTGGCGGAACTCCGCGAAAAGGGTGAGCTGACCGAGGAGCTGTTCGATCACGTTCACGGCCTGCCGGGCCGGGCCGGAGTCCTGACCGGCGCGGACGGTGATGCGAGGACCCTGCTCAGCCTGTACCGCAGGCGTCAGCTCCACGCGGTTCTGCTGGAGTCCAGTGCTCTCGTGCAGTCGGGAGCACTGCCGTACGGCGAAGTGGCCGGTCAGGTGGCTACAAACGTTTCCAACGTGATCGACGTCTCGGTCAAGTCGGAAACCATGCACACGGCCGCCCAGGCGTCGGAGTCGGCACTCGGGCACATCCTGTACGGCAAGAAGCAGGAACCCGGGATCCCGATGGGCATTCCCGACATCGACGAGCTGACCGGCGGGATGCGGGCCGGACAGTACATCGTGATCGCTGGACGTCCTGGCCATGGGAAGACTTGCCTTGGTGCACAGATCGCCAGGAACGTTGCCGACAACGGAATCCCTGCGGCAATTTTCTCGCTGGAGATGAAATGCCTCGATCTCGGTCAGCGCAATGCAGCCGCAGCAGCGAACGTGCCGTTTGAGGAAATTCGAGACGGTACCGTGGGTACGGAGGCCATCGAACGCCTCATGGAGTACGACGCGGCCCAGCAGGATTACCCGTTGTACATCGATGACGACTCGGGGCAGACGGTAGGCGAGATTGCGCTGAAAACGCGCAAGCTCGTAAAGGACAAGGGTGTCAAGGTCGTCGTGATTGACTACATCCAGATCGTGGCGCCCGACAATCCAACGGGGAACGAAACGCAGGATGTAGCCAGTGTATCGAATGCCTTGCGCAAGATGGCTCGCAAGCTGGATGTCGTGGTCATCGTGCTGGCACAGCTCAACCGCGACTCGGCGAAGCGCGAGGACAACATTCCGAAGCTGACTGATCTGCGCCAGTCGGGCCAGATTGAGCAGGACGCGAACGTGGCCATCCTCGTCAATCTTCCCTTCAAGCATGACCCGGAGACGGAGCGCGGCAAGGCCGCCGACATCATCCTCGCGAAGAACCGTGGGGGCATCACGGCGCAGCGCGAGATGTTGTTCGACGGCAAGTACAGCCGATTCGTCAACATGTCCGAAGCGTTCATGGGGGCACGATGACAACGCCGGTCAAGGGAAAGTATCTGAGTGCCGACGACTTCGGTCCGCTGGGACGTCTCGTTCCGCCCGGGGAGCTGTGGGTGATCGAGCCCCGTGACGCGCCGCGCCTGGTGGCGGAGCGGGAGTGGATCGGCGAGCAGTACCAGCATGCCGACCGTCTGGCCGAGAGGTACCGGAAGCGACTGGGGACGGCTGCCGCCAGCGGTCGGCGGGACGTGATCCGGGAGTGGTTCGAGGTGTGGACGTGGGAGGCGGCGAAGCTGGCCCTGTGCGACCGGTACCTGCTGGCCGTGATCGGTCAGCTCGACCTGGGCAAGCGGCAGGCGATGAACCCTCCGAAGACCTTCAAGTTCCGGGACCTTCCGCAGATCAAGGAAGTGACCGCCCGCTTCATGCGGGCATCCGACGAGGAGATCGTCGGCGGAACGGTCTACCGGGCGAAGTAGGGCGTTATGGAGATCCGTCGGTTCATGTGTGGAGATCTGTGCAGGTGTGTGGAGCAAGCCCCGGCGCTGTGTCGCCGGGGCTCATCGGAGGAGAGACTGATGAAGAAAAAGATCACGTTTGAAGACCTCGCCAAGATCGCCCAGACGTCCCGCAACCCGTGCGGCAAGCAGGCATACACCCTGAGCGGGGCGGCCGACGCGGCGAAGGACCGGAACAAGTTCGTGACGGGCAAGACGTACTACCCGACGGTCTGCTTCGACGGATGCGGCCGGAACATCTTCCACCTGACGACCCAACGGCCCGGCGTGAGGGTGCAGAAGATTTTCGAGCGGGGCGCCACGCGTGCGGCGCGACTCAAGCGTGAACGGCGGAAAGCGTCCCGGGCGAGAGCGCGTGCCCTGATCTGCGTCTGGGAGGGCGAGGGCGGCTCATACGACGAGTGATCTTTCGAGTGACCTGTCAGTAGAAGTGGCCTGGGCCATGTAGTAGGCTGTGACGCAGGCAAGTTGATGTTGTCGACCCAGAGGGAGCGGAAGAGATGCTGATCTCGGCAGGTCCGATCACCATGGCCCGGCCCGGCTGGGGCCTCAAGGAGAACACGATCACCGCTGTGGTCTCGAACGGCTCCGACGGATACCCCGAGGTGCTCTGCGCGCAGATGTTGATCGGGGCCGCCGCTTCCGGCGTCAGAGTTCTGGCGCTGCTGCCCGGCCTGCGGACCGACGAGCCCACCTGGGCCGCGATCGGCAGGATGCTGGGCGGCGGGGAACCCCGGTCCGTGGCGCGCGAGCTGCGCAGCATGCCGCTCATCACGTACGCGTCGGGGACAGGCCACGAGCACGTCGGAAAGGCGGGTCTGGTGTACGCTCCGGGCCTCAGGTCCGATGAGCTGGAACGCCTCCTCGGTAACACCTCCGCCCCCGTCCTCACCCTTACGGACCTCGACTCGGAGACCGCCCTGAGGCGGGCCGGTGAAGTCCTCCGGGTCGATGGGGACCGGATCGTGATCGACTCGGAGGGTTTCGAGGTTTCGGTCACGTACGACCCGGACGGTCCGCTCTACCGGGTGGCAGAATGAGGTCTCCGGCGCCCGCCCGGCCTGATGGCACAAGTGTGGCGTCTTCGGGGATCTATGCCCGAACCGGACCCAACGGTCAACTAGCACATAAGGTTTGAAGGGGACGGGGTAATGGGGAACGGATTCGAGATCATGGTTGCGGCCCTCGATGCAGCCGGGTCCAAGAGGTCCCGGGCGGGCGGCGGTCAGGTCTTCCAGTGCCCCGCCCATGATGACGCCAGCCCGAGTCTCAGCGTGAGCCAGGGCACCAAGGGTATGGACGTGGTATTCAACTGCCACGCCCACTGTGAACGGGATGACATCCTTGCCGCACTCGGCCTCTCCTGGAGGGACATCCTCGGAGAGGGCGACAAGGAGGAATACCGGCAGCGCCGTGTGGATCTGTGGATGCCTTGCCAGAAAAATCACGGATGCGGCGGGCAGAAGGCCGCCGAGTACCGCTACACGGATGAGCGGGGCGTACTCCTTTACGCCGTTGCGCGATGCTCACGAAAAGGCGATGGCTGCAAGCAGCCCTTCGCCCAGTGGTGGCCGAACGAGGAAATGAAGTACGGCAAAAAGTGGGGTCTTCCTGCCGAGATTCGGCGTGTGATTTACCGGCTTTCGGAAGTTATCCAGGCCGCCCGGGAGGGGCGTCGCATCTGGATTCTGGAAGGGGAAAAAGACGTCGACCGGATGAAGGCCGACTTCCCTGAGGAGACTTTCACTACAGGACTCTCGGGCGCCGGAAACAACAAGTGGCGGCTTGAGTACTGTCGTTACTTCAAGGGAGCCTCTGAAGTCATCATCGTGGCTGATTGTGACAACACTGGACTGGCATTCGCCCAAGAGGTTCATGGTCACATGAGTTCCGTTGTGGAGAAAACCCGAGTCGTGTGCAGCCCCGTGCTCAAGGACGGGGCCGACTCGTCGGACCACCGGGACTTTGGCTTCGGGCTGGATGATTTCGAAGTTGTTCCCTTCGAGCCGGTCAAGAGGCGCCCCCGCATGGTCATCCAGGTCGAGGAGAAGCACCGCGAGAAGCCGGTGGTTTTCAACGGCTACGGCCAGGACCGCGTCGAGCGGAGTCTCGTCGGCTCGATGATGAAGTACGGGCACTCGTATCAGATCAACGAGGTCGACCTGATCGCGGACGAACGTCTCCGCGTGATCGCGCGAGCGGCGGCGGGGATCGCCGCCAGGGAAGGAACCATCACCCCCGAGTGCATCGCGTTCGAGGTGGAGATGGCGGGCGTGAGCACCTACGAGAAGGTGCTGCCCTACGCGCTGGAGCTGGAGTCCGCCTCATTTGACGACACGGCGAAACCGCTGGTGGCGGCTCGCATCCTGCGGGAGCGGACCCTCCGCAGGAGTCTGGCGCACGTCAGCCGGGCGACGGAAACCGCACTTCAGGACGAAGGCCGCGAGCTGGATCAGATCCTCGCGGAGGTGGCGAGGACGGCACAGCGTGCGGCCGAGGAGTACGAGAGCCTGAAGGCGCTGTACTGCGAGCCGGTCGGCGACGTGTTCACCGGCGACGTGCTCGAAGAGGTTCTGCTGGAGGAGCAGGAGACGGCGGCCGTGACGAACGTGCGCGCGCTGCGGCCGGAACGTACGGAGCGGCAGGCGGCTTCCGCCCGGCGGGGCTGACAGTGGCCCAGGCCATCTGTTAGGCTCAACTGTATGACGTACGGCCCCGGTTGAAGATCCGGGGCCAAGGAGGGAGAAGAAATGGAACGGCCGGTGCTCACGGCTTACCGTGGAAAATGGTACGAGGAGAGACTCAGGCAGGCGCCGACACCGAAGGATCAGTTCGACATCCTGCGTGGTCAGCTCGCGGCAGGCGTCAAGAAGCTCCCCGTGGAACTGCACGACGGCACGTATCAGCAGGCCGTCAGCGCCCTGAAGGGTGTGATCGAAGCGGTCGAGGACGCGCTGGAGGACATTGGCAGTCCGATGGGGCAGCCGTCATGAGACTCGACGGCACGCGACTCGATCTGCGCACGATGGCCGACCGGAGTGGTGAGCAGCCGCTGGTCGGCGGTCGGCGGTACATCGGGGTCGGAGCCGATCTGGTGATCATCAGTCAGCTTGCCGATGGCGCCGAGGCGGGAATCGGTATCGGCATTCCCGATCAGTGGGTGAGCCTCCACTGCACACCGCGTGGGTACGACGAGCACATGTCACCCATCGACCGCGACGGCTGGCTCGACGTGGCCGCCCTCACGCCGTGGCGCGAGTACTGGCTGGAGCTGTCCAGGATCGGTGGCATCCAGGTGGAACGTTCGGATTCGGACGGCAGCCGCTATCGCTGGTACTGGCCGCTGCCGCGTGACCTGTGGAGGGGCATCCAGTGCGGGTGAACCGGAACCGGCTCGACCTGAAGAGCCTGAACGTTGACGAGCCCTGCACCATCACGACCGGCGGATCGTCGATCAAGCTGGTCCACACGGGCTGGACGATCGAGATGGGGCTCTACCTCAAGGGCGTCGGAATGCAGCCGCTCGCCGATGACCGCCTGCTACGGATCGAACACGACCGGGGCTTCCCTGTGTATTGGCTACACCTGGACAAGCTGGCCCCCAGGCGACTGTACACGGTCCTCGTGACGAGTCCGCCCAGGATGCGCGAGGAGGCCGTGGATCCGGGCTTCGCCGGTATGCCGGGGTGGCGGATCAGCGACGACACGCCGGGACGTGAGCCGTATCCGGGAAAGATGGAGCCCGGCGGCCGGAGCTGGAACCTGCTGGGCAAGCTGCTGGGGAGGAGGGGAGAGTAGTGGAACGCAGGGAGCTGTTGCTCCAGAGCGAGTACTGGGTGGATGGTCAGAATCAAGTCCACCGAGTTTCCGATATGGAGATACGGTACGCGCAGAACTTGCTGAACTTCCTGACGGATGGCAATCGTCCTCAAATGTTCATCCATCAGACCCTGGACATGTACTTCTCTGGCCCCATGCCAAACGGCGAGATGGCCCAGGACTGCCTGGACGGTGAGATCGAGCGCCTGATGGAGCTTCGGCGGGACCGCAGGCGAGCCAAGGAGTGGCTGCTGGAGAAGCCCCTGCTGGAGGCGCTTCGAAATCGGATCGACGGCCACTGGGAAAAGCAGAAGCCGACCCATCGCGACGTGATTTTCGTGGTGAAGGTGAGGATCCCGGTGGACAGTGATTCCGGCATGCTGAAGTTCGAGATCGAGGAAGCGCTGGAGAGGCTTGACCTGGATGTGGAGATTCTGGGCACGCCGAGCGCGTAACGACTGAGTTGGTTTTCGGAAAGGGTAAGAAATGCAGAAGGTCGACTTTCCCGATATCAGGGTTCCCGCACGAGAGCAGCTCACCCCGTACTACATCAACGACACGGTCCGCCAGTACATGGAGGCGGCCGAGTACAAGCTGCGCGAGATGAAGCTGTTCGGGTTGGCCACCGGACTCGACAAGGACGGTGCCGCAGAGGCCGCTGACCGGCTGATGCGCATCCGCGAGCGCAAGTTGCAGAGCCTGATAGCCGACACCGTGCGCGACGTCATGCCCTTCCTGTACTGGAAGGAGAGCCGCGAGATCTACGACGTCCATCCGGCGATGACCAGGTCCCTGATGGGGATGGGGTCGACCGCGACGATCCCCGGATCCGTCTTCCGGCGCCTGCGGCACCCGAACCCGTTCTTCAGCCTCACGGGCTGCCCGGAGTTCATGCATGCCGACGGCAAGCCGGGCAGGGTGATGGGCTTCTACGTCGCCGGGGCCGTCTCGGACGAATACCCGCGCACGGACGGCGGCGAGATGAAGTTCCGGGAGCTGAGCGTTCCCGGAACCGCGTTCACGAAGCCGGGCCGCAGGGCTTCCCTGGTCCGCAGTACGCACGATCCCGTGGTCAACGCCCTTCACGTGATGGTCATGTCCGAGGTGCTGAGTTCTGACAAAAAGCAGATGCTCGACTTCGACGTGTGCCACCTGACGCTGCCCATGACGGCGGACTTCACCCTGGATGGTCTCGTCGAAGAGATCAGCGAGAACGGTTTCCGCTGGTCCGATGAGATGACGGGTCCGCTTGGCGGCGCCCCGGTCATCGGGGACTACCTGCGGATGATGGCCCGAGTGGTGGTGTCGCACATGCTGTACGCCTGCTCGCGGACGTCGGAGATCTCTGACGGCAAGAACGACCGGCCGCCCGCGCGGCCCGGAAGCGGAAAGCCGAAGATCAAGCCCGCGAAGACCCACCAGGTCGGCTACCGCATCGGCGCGAAGATCGAAGACAACATGCGCTGGCTGCGGGAGCGGCAGGAATCCGGAGTGCCGACGGGCAGGAAGCAGCCGCCGCACATGCGGGCCGCGCACGCGCATCTGTACCGGGTGGGTCCCGGCAAGAAGGAGGTCGAGGTCAGATTCCTCGATCCGATCCCCGTGAACATGAAGGACGACGATGGCGTGACGGCGACGGTCCACCCGATGGGAACCGGCCGGTGAGGTACGTCGACTGCGTACGCCGCATGCTCCTCGCGGAGCTTCCCTCCCTGGAGGGCAAGCCGGAGCTGCTGGACAGCTACGCACTGCTGGTCCTGGTCCAGGGGAGCCGCGTCACCCTGTCCGATGTTCACGACGCATGGAGTGTGTGGAGGTTCAGGACAAATCCGGAGCATCCGGCTCTCGTTCCCTTCAGTTGCCTCGACAGTGAGACTCAGGAGAAGGACCGCAAGTACACCGAGGCGATTGCCAGGGTGTCGAGGAAGCTGGCAGGGGGTGGACGAGATGTGTGACTGGTGTGGTACGGGCTGCGGAGGCGCGGGCGAAGTGCCTCCGGGCACTCCGGAGAACCCGGAGAACGAGGACTGATGAAATTACGGGTACATTCGGTTGGGGGAGTGTAGGTTTTTCATGAGACTCCAGGAAGAGGAAAAGTGACATCAAGAAGCAGGCGCATGCGGGTCCTCGGTTCTGCGTGCGCCCTTCTGGCGATGACCGTCTGCGTGGCATCCGACCGCGTGGCGAGCACGCCGGAACGAGGCAGTGTCGATCCGGTTCAGCAGGGACAGCGCGTCTCGCTCCCTCCGCTCGGCAGGATTCTCGTGGCCGAGCCCGTCTCCGCGCCCGTCGTGATGAAGGCGGAGGCAACGCTCCGGGTTCCTGCGCGGCGGCCCGTCGTCAGTGTCAAGACGGTCCAGGCGAAGGCGAAGAAACCGGCGAAGGTCACACGCATCTCCGGGTACGTGTACTGCGGATCATCCGTCAAGTCGGCGCAGCGGTGCATCGACGCCGGGAAGCTGACGCTGTACCGCCCGGCCGGGGTGCGCACCCTCGCCGGGCACAACTACCTGGGCTGGTACTGGATGGACGACCTGCCCGTGGGGCGGAAGGTTGTCATCGGATCCGGCGCGCTGGCAGGCACGTACCGGGTCTACGCCCACGGCTGGGCGAAGAGGGGCAGTCAGGGTGGCAGGTTCCCGTCGGCCGGACTCGGTGCATCGGTCGCCCTCCAGACGTGCACGAGCAACGGAACGGGCTTCTCGTTCCTCCGGCGGATCTCCAACGGGTGACTCTGTTCACTGAAAAGTGCTACATAACAACGAAGTTCTGCGGTAGAGTGGAGATGTGGCCAAGAGGATGGTCGAAGAATCCTCTTGGCCGCGTAGGGATGTAGCTCAATTGGTGGAGCACTGGTCTCCAAAACCAGCGGTTGCAGGTTCAAGCCCTGCCGTCCCTGCTGGTTCCGGGGTGTTCACCCCTGTCGCCCCGGAACCTCTTTACCGGAAAGGGGAGTTGTGAGTCAGCATGTGCTGCGCCACAGTGGCGCCAGGCCGACGACGGTTCTATGCCCGCAGTGCGGGGACGTGATCGTGTACAACGGGAACTTCTTCTGCAACTCGTTCAATGCGATCGAGTACGACCGCGAGAGAAAGGATATTTTCCTGAATCCGGGCACCTGCGATTGGGCCCTCCCGTCCCCGGCAAGGAAGAAGAAGGACTGCGAGATGGCGGAAAAACTGCATGCGGACGGGTTCATGAAGGTGCTTGACTACGGATGAACGTAATCCACGGGGTGTAGCTCAGTTGGGAGAGCATCCGCTTTGGGAGCGGAAGGTCGTGAGTTCAAATCTCGTCACCCCGACTGAAGGTGTGTAACCCAACAGTAGAGGTCTCGCTGATATGCGGTAGATATATCGCTGGATAAAGGCGACTCAGTGCCGGTATCGAATCCGGCCACACCTTCTTGCAAGACTCTTTCGTCGTCTAGTGGCCTAGGACGGCGCGGTTGCAGGGGATTGAGTCCCCAGAGGTGAAAGCCTCGAACCATCCCGCAAGGGATGGAGTGGCCCCACCGCGCTAACGCAGGTTCAAATCCTGTCGAAAGAGCTGGATCCCGAGAGGTGCAGTGAGAGATCCTCTTTCCCTGACGTCGTCCATCCTCTCGGGATCCGCAGTTCCCGCGCCGTCGGCAGTTAGTCGAGGACCGCAGGTTTGGCAACCTGCACAGAGAGAGTCGCCTGCCAGGCGTGCGGGTGCCTGGTGGTAGCAGGGTGACTTTCTCGCGCCCCTGTAACTCAGTCGGTAGAGTGCTTCACTCGTAATGAAGATGCCATCGGTTCGATTCCGGTCAGGGGCTCACAAGGGAGGGAAAGTGATGGAAGAACTACCCAACTGTCCCGATTGTGCAGTAAAGCCCGGAGAATTCCACCAGGACGGCTGCGATGTGGCCCGGTGCAGGTGGAACGGCTACCAACGGCTGAACTGCTCCTGCAAGGGCATGTCGTGCAACACGCGATGGAGCGGCATCTGGCCGGGAATTCTGGAATGCCAGGAGTATGGCTGGTATTCCAAGTGGTCTGAGGAGACCGGCTGGGTGCGATGCGACAAGGATGATCCGGCCGGAGGCGAGGATCTCAACAGGCTTCGCATGGAGTGCAGTTGGGACGTGAGCCTTCAGCGCATGGTACGATAGGAGAAAGAAGAAAAACCGAATGTCGGGCGCCCTTAGTTCAGTTGGTAGAACAGGAGACTCTTAATCTTCGTGCACTGGTTCAAGTCCAGTAGGGCGCACATGGGAATGATTCTTGAGAAAAGAATGAGGAAAATGCGTAAGATCGTCTACGGATTTGCAGCGCTTGGTTTGATTTTCGCTGCGACATCATGCGCAGGAGAAGATTCCCAGGATCCAGTAGAGGGAGGGCGAGAGAGTTCTGCACCTGCACATCCGGTCATCAAGCGATGGGTGAACGTTCCATGTGCACCGGAAGGGGCTAAGGGGATCACGATTAGTGGCGGTTCCCTGATATGTAAGAAAGTGGGGAGCGATGTCACCGCAGAGTGGCATGCCGTAGCTTCAGCAAACTGAGTAAATCATGCGCCTGTGGAGGAGTCTGGAGTCCTCGCCGCCCTGTCAAGGCGGAGATTTTCGCGGGTTCAAATCCCGTCAGGTGCGCTGGCCCTGGAAAACGTCTGATGGAGTTCGTCGCTTCGGTGGCTATCCGTCGGATGGTGAGTGAGTCAAGTGAGTTCAACGCCAACCTCATTCCAGGAGGTGTTGAAGGGAGCCCTCCTGCCTAACTTATCAGTGGAGGGGCCAAGCACTCGTAGCTCAGGGGATAGAGCGCCACTCTCCTAAAGTGGATGCACTGGTTCGATTCCAGTCGGGTGCACGCAAGACCATTTCACCTCGAACTCGATTCAAGGGTATTCGAATAGAGGAGAAATGGTGGAAGCAAAGAAAAAGCTGCGACGCAAGTGCGATCATTGCAAAGTGGTGGGAACGGTCGGGAGAGACGTTTTCTGGACGATCGATCCATACGATCAAGATGTAAATGGAGAAGACTGTCGGCGCTGGTTGCACAATGACTGCGCCAAGGACATCGCCATGGACATTTAGCCATCCTCTTCGCGCGTCTTCGGATGCGAGGAGAGGACCCTGGCCCTGTAGCTCAGTTTTGCGTTAGAGCGCTCGCCTGAAAAGCGAGAGGTCACCAGTTCGATTCTGGTCGGGGCCACGTTGTAGAGGGAGTCGTCCGCAGGTCGAGAACCTGAACGAGAGCACTAAGCGGATTGGGTGTTCACATTCAAGCTCGTTCGGGTCACTTCTTCTGCATCCTGGCCGAACGGTAAGCTGTTGACGTCAGTCCACTGTGGCGGGTGGAATGAAGAGGCGGATTCAGCCCGTGCGCGGAGTGTTTGCCGTTCGGTTGCCAGGTAATTGAATAACGATCCCCGGTAGGTTAATTGGCAGACCACCGGTCTCTGGAATCGGGAGTCCTAGTTCAAGTCTAGGCTGGGGAGCGTAGCACGTGGTGGAACCTCGATAGAGGGGAGTGGAATTCGGTCACCCTCCGCCCGATGGCCGGATCGGTTGAGAAGCGCAGCAGAACAAGGCCGGTGCGCCGCGTGGGCTAGGGATGAGGCTCACTAAAAACAACGGAAAGAGGAGAAGATGGGCAAGAGGTACGACAGGATCAAGGAGGCGATCAGTCCACCCCTGACGGCCGAGTGGGTCGACATGGTGGTGACGCATCGCGGCATCAAGTCCGACGAGATCGAGAAGTCGAAGGGCCTGGAGGCCGCGCAGAGGCACCGGGAGAAGACGGGCAAGCTGGTCCAGAAGATGGTCCGGCGCGGAATCATCTGATGTTCTACCAGGGGAGATGCCCGAGTGGCCTATGGGGCCGGACACGATCCGGTTGATCCGTCTCCGCGCTAGGCGTACGCAACGGCGCGGGTCAGCGGTGATCGCAGGTTCGAATCCTGCTCTCCTCACGTAAGTGGATGTCGTCGTTTCCTCACGGGAAGGCGTAAGGGGCTCATGAACTTCCTCACCGGGTTCACTTAGGTCCGCGAAATTCGCGGCCCTAGGAGGATCTATTCCGATGGGCAAGACTGCACACCACATTCCAGGGAAGTTCGATACCCGGGAATGGCCTGACGGGTACGGGATGTACTGGCGGGGACGCCCCACTGTCCCCGTTCGCGAGCACACTGTCTATGACCTTCGATACAGCGCTGCGGAACTACGTGACGCTGAAGAGAAGGGTAGGCGACCGCAGCCTCAGAAGGTCCGGCGTACCGCAAGCTGGTGGACTTACACGGGGGCTTGGACTCCGAGTTCGACCCGCACGTACTGGGCCCAGAAGCACGAACGGGCCAACCGGCGATACGTGAAGAGCAAGCTCGACGTTGCGCGCCGGGCGAAGGGTGACTTCGAGAAAAGGCTTTACGAGAAAGCAGAGAAAAGGTCCCGCCGGATGTTTTACGACATCTGGTGAGGTTGAGAAATGCTTCTGTAGCTCAGGGGATAGAGCGCTGACCTTCTAAGTCGGACGTCGCAGGTTCAAATCCTGCCAGGAGCGCAATGAAGGCGCGGGGTACCCCGTCGGGCTAGATACCTGATGATGGTCCTTCTGGGAGAAATCCCCGCAGTGTACTTGTCGGAAAGATGAAGAAAAGGAAAAAGTATGGCCGACTTCATCAGGGTAGTCGAGTTGGAAAGGCCGAACGGGCGCCCGCAGCCGTACGAGGTTGCGGTAATCGCCTCGACGGGGCGTTCGATGCCCGACCTCCCCTTCCTCCACGGAGGGGACGGGATCACCGTCGAAGACGGCACCGCGTACATCGTCGAGAGCGCCCGGCAGGTGGCAGTGCGGATGACCGGGGGCACCCAGTGGAGCTGGGTCTACCGTGCCACGCGGGACACGTCGAACGAACCCAAGGGGAGGCCCTGGTGAGCGAGTATTCGGCAGGCCGGATCGCGCGCGGCGGAGAGAAGTTCGATCTGCGCGTGGATGATGACGGTAACTGGCTGACCAGGGCGCTTGGCCGGGAGCTGCGATACCCGGACCGGGCCAAGCTGGTGGCCGAGGTCGACCGCCTGCTCCGCCTGGAGAAGAAGGCCGTAAGTATCCCCTTCACGATCTCCGAACGGATGAGCAACGGATACGTCAGGCTCAGGCACGGCACGGTCACGGGCGTTCACTCCGGCACGGGAAAACTGCTCGTCTTCTGGGACGACGGCAAGAACGGCCAGCTCAACACCTACGGATCCGATCTCCTCAAGCGGCTTTCTCCGGAGGATGAGAAGGAGTTGGCCAGACTGACCATGGAGTCACACGAAACGGCTGCTGCGCTGCGGAACTTCATCAGCCAGAGGCATGTCTACAAGGGCGACAAGGGCCTTCAGGAGCAAGTCGAGATCCTTCTGAAGGAGGGGAAGAAGTGAGCAGAGTGATCCAGACGACACCGAGCGGCGAGGACATTCTCTCGCTGCCCATGCCGGAGGAAAACGATGCGGGAGCCCGGACGGTCGGGGACTACCTCATCGCCCTCCTCCTGACCCTCTGGAGGAAGAAGGCGGACTTCAGCGGGAAGCGGCCTTTCGGCAACTCAAGCCGGGGGAGCGATCTGGAAAAGGCGCTCATTGAAGCCGGATATGTCGAGGGAAGTCTCGACGAGGACGGCTACATAGAGGAGGTCGATGGGACTGCGGCCGACCTGCTGATCTCGCTGGCCATCACTTCCCTGGGAGGGGGTAGTCGATGAAGCGCAAGAACATCACCACCGTGTGCAGCGCGAACGACTTCAGGGACGCCGTCTTCGGGCTGGCTCGCGATCAGCTCGAAGTCTTCGTGTCCAGGCCGGGTGGCGTCGAGCCTGTCTACCGCGTGATCTACAGAACGGGTTTTTCGCGGATCACCCTGGATCAGTTCTTCGGCGACGGCCACCCCCCGGTCCACATGGAGGACTTCGCGACGGCGCTGATCCCTTTCGGTCCCGAGGCGCCGCCCATGGAGGTCTTCACCGTGAGCGACGTGACCTGATGCATCTGGGTGACTACGACGGCAGTCAGGGCAGGCCGAGGTACCGGGTCCGCATCAAGCGGCGCCCGCCCCTGTCTGAGGACATGCCGGACGAGGCGACGGCCAGGGTGATCCGCGAGAAGGCCGAGAAGTACCCGAACTTCACCCCTGAAGAGATCCAGCTTTTCCTGGCGTACGAGGACGGCCGGATGGACATCACCTCCAAGATGACCCGCGCCGTCCTGTACGAGGGGGAGTAGTCAACTCCGTTCCCCTGCGGTACAGTTGAAGAACTGCGGTGAAAGTCGTCGGAGAAGTCCGCCGACCGGATCCAGCCTGCGAGGCCCCGGCCGACAACCGGGGCCTCGCCCTTCGGATGAGGAGAGACGCATGGCGCGAGGCGACGGCAACTACGTCGACAGTTCCGGCTGGAAGCAGCCGGTCAGCAACAAGGACGGCGAGGCGCATCCTGCTCCGGCCCCGACGAGGGTCAACGAAGAGACCGGTCTGCGCGAGCGGGACGTCACGCCCGACCCGTACGCCAACGGCCACACGAACCGGAACTTCGGACGGCCGTGATGCCGAAGATCGAAAGCGTCTACGACGTCGCCACGGTCCTCGGTTCGCTCGATACCCGGCGCTGGGATGAGGTCCACACCGCTCTGAAGGTCGGCGGCAAGGGCCACGCCTTCGCTCCGGAGGTCGACTTCGGCAACCCCCCGGAGATCCCCGAACTGGCTCGCGATCTCTTCCTGGAGGCTTCGCTGATCGCCGAGACGAACCGCTTCCTGCGGCAGTCGGCGCGCAGCCTGCACGGAAACATCAACGAGGCCCTGACGCGCATCCGGAAAGCCGAGTGCAGCATTCAGGAGATGAAGGATCTTGGCGACGTCGAGTTCGTGGAGGGCGACGGTGATGTTGAACAGCTCCTGAAGGACGCTGCGCGTCTTCTGCGGGCCGCTCAGGGGATGAAGCACACCGACGAGACGGGCGATCTGAAGTGACCCTTGGTTCAGGCTGGGACAGTCATGGCCACGTGAGTGACAAGGGGCGATCGGGAACGGCCTGCCGGAACCGCAAGGAACATTTCGCGCACTGGGTGGTGGCCACCCGGAAGGCGAACTACTCGGCCTACAACGGGTACCACCGCACCCGCAGTGACTACTCGGAGATCCGCTGCACCGCCTGCCCGACGCGCTGGCGCAGCAAGGCGGCGTACGTGGACAGGCTCCCCGACGAGAATTCCGCCTGACGAAGCGAAGTATAAGCGGCGCGGCCATCAACTCAAGATGGTCGCGCCGATTCCATTTCATCGATTGGAAAAGAGACGAACATGCCATCGTACATGAAACTGAAGGACGTTCGATACATGTCCTACGAAGATCTCCGTCGCTGGTGGGAGGTGGATTTCTCCGTTCTGGTCACAACGGTCATAGCCGAAGCCACTGGAGAGGTTCACCAATCCGTACGTGAAGCACTGGCCAGTGACGACTGGATCGATAGCTGGTCCGACGCTCTCTACTTCGGATGTGGAGAACTTCTGAACAGCGTGGAGCGCATGGAACTCCTGGGCGATAGTCGCTTCAGTGCTACACGGCGCAGATCAGACCTGATGATGAAGCGCTTCGGGGAGGTGAACCAGCTCCTGAAGGAAAAGCATGCTCTTCAGGGCTGGGAGATGGCTCCAGGTGCCAACAAGGACAGCTTTCTGGCCGCGTTGTCCATTCTTTCGAGGCACTACCAGGAGGAATTCAGTGAACTGTGTGCCGGGGAAAGGCTGCGCAGAGGCCTGGCGGGAAGAGACCCGCTGTGGAATCTGAGCTACAAGGACGGCCTCGAATCGGTTGAGGACGGAGTCAGACTTGGCCTGCTCGTCGCACCGGTCACGCCCGGAGTCCGTCGGCTGATTTCCGGCGGGTCGGGAGAGGTGAAGAAGGCGGCGGCGAGCGACATCAAGTCCGTCGAGGACCGCAACGACGCTCTCCGTCACCCCCTCGTTCTGCGTCGGTGGTCCGAGGCGCTCTCGGAACTACTGAAGGAACATTCCGAGCTGTTCGGGTCTGATCCTCATCCCACCATCACGCTGCCCTCGGTCGACATGGAGAGTCTGCGGGAGATGGGACAGGAGGATGCGATGAAGCTCATCAACCGGAGGCGCTTCCTGCGGGCTCTTGCCCAGCGTCATCGTGAATGCGAAACGCATAAGCGCCAGTTGATCCGGGAAGTCGCCCTGAGGCAGGATGGGATCAAGAGACCCTGGAGGGATGCGGCTCAGGCCGCCAGGCGCGAGATGGGTGCCCGCCATCCGGAGGAGCTGGAGGCCCTGATGGCGTCCTTCTCACGGTACTGTGAGCCCGGCTCCACGGTGATGCGGAGGGGTGTTCTCAACAGAAATGAGCGTGACACTCTCGTCCATAACCTGAGGCGAAAGCTGGCCGACGGAACGCTGCTGGATCTTCCGGTGAATGGTCGCGAGACGCTGTAGGGACCGTGTAGATTACCTTCCGGAATAGGTACAGAATTACAGATAGACCGGAGAAGGAACATGGCTCAAGGCGTCGTGAAGTGGTTCAACGCGGAGAAGGGCTTCGGCTTCATCGCCCAGGACGGCGGGGGGCCCGACGTGTTCGTGCACTACTCCGCGATCAACGCGCAGGGCTACCGCAGCCTGGAAGAGGGACAGCGGGTCGACTTCGCCGTCACGCAGGGCCAGAAGGGCCCGCAGGCCGAGGGTGTCACGCTTTTGTGAAGGAACTCGCACGCCCCGACTGGGACTCCTGGGGGCTCGGCGTAGCCAGGGCGGTTTCTCTTCGCGGGGATTGCACCAGGCGCCAGGTCGGGGCGTGCATCCTTGATGCCGACCACCGGATCATCGGGGCCGGTTTCAACGGCACATGGCCGGGCGGTCCGAGCTGCCTGAAGGGCGAATGCCCACGGGGTCGGCACTACCGGCTGGCCGAAGCGTACGGCAAGGCCTGTCAGATCTGCCCCAGCGGCGATCCCGAGTACGACTGGGTCTGCTCCGACTGCTACTTCCTCTTCAAGTGCGCATGCGGCAAGGAGTGGTCATCCGAGGGTGGCTGTGAGGACTCGGTCGAGCCGGGCAGCTCGTACGACACGGGGCCCGGGATCTGCGGGGCCTCCCACGCCGAGCAGAATGCCCTTGCCGACGTGGAGTCCCGGTATCGGCTGGACGGCGCGACGATGTACGTGACCGACGAACCATGCCAGGGCTGCGTGAAGCAGATCAAAAACACCACCCGGATAGCCCGGATCGTCTGGCCGGAGGGTCAGCTCGACTTCCAGCGCTGACAGGACACGTGACAGGCCCCTCCTCGCCGGAGGGGCCTGTTCCTGTTTCGGAGTGGCCTGGGCCGTGGTAGGCTGAAGTTACCAACAAGGCTTGACAGCAAGGCATTTCGGAAAGGAACCCCTGATGGGTACAGTCGGAGCACATCACCTGCTCGGCAGGCCGGACGAGGGTCTGGCCATCCTGCTCGTCGGACCGGACTACGGCGGCATGCGGCAGATGGCGGAGCTGGCAGGCATCGAGGCGCGGGACGCCGGAAGGCTCCAGACTGCCGATGCGCGCATGCTGCGGACCGGCGTGATGATCTCGGGCCGGTCGCTCGTTCTGATCGGCTCGACGGTCGAGGTCGAGGGACTCCTCGACCGCAGCGCCTTCGGGCCGTGGCTCACCTCCCTCGCGTACGCCGTGGACAGGGTCGTGTATGCCGGGTCGGACACCGCTGTGATGGTCCACCCGCAGGCGCCCGGCGCATGGACGGAGGTCCGCCACGGTCTGGTGACGCACCACAGGGCTCCCGACGCGATGGCGCTTCCGGAACTGGTGACAGCTCCGTGACCGGCAATCCGGACTTCAGCGGCGAGAAGGCGCTCGGCGAGATCGACCAGATCCTCTTCGCGCTGGAGGACGGTTACGGCCTCAGCCGCAACGAATCCATACAGTGCCTCGGATGGATGGCATCCTGCCTGGAGGGCTTCAGGCCGGGTGATCCGGGACTTGAAGCGAGCTTCCACCTCACGGTCATGGAATGCGCAAACGACTTCCAGCCCTGGGCGGAGAAGGTCCACAAGGCGATCACGGAACGGGAAGGCTGAGATGACGACGGACATCCACGCACTCGACCAGTACGTCGGCCAGTACGTCAGCCTGGAAGAAAACGGCGAAGGCATGGCCGGATTCGTGGTCGACGTGTACGACAAGGTCGAGTACGCGCCGCATCCCGTGCGGTCGGTCGTCATGGACTACGGCTACGGCTTCTCCGTGAGCGCCAACACGGTCATCACGACGCCGGATGCGCCGGGGGGAGAGATCCCTCCGGCCGTCGAGAACCCCGTACAGCTCGTCCACGCTGTCCTGGACGGGAAGCCGTGTTCGAGCGCCGGGTGCGTCAACAGGGGACGGGCCCTGCTCGCGGTGCGGACCATGCGTATCTGGCGCATGCGCCAGGACGACGCCTACTGGAAGCACGAGTACGTGAACAAGGCGTACGGCTGCATGGACGATCCGGTTTCGCTCGGCGAGATCTTCAGTGAGGCTCGGTGTGAGGGGGCTCCGGCACACATCCTCGAAAAGCTGGAAAGCATCAGCGAGCTGGCCCAGAAGGAGCGGAAGCGGTGAAGGGCGCCGGACTTCTCGTGGTGTTCCTCCTGGTGGGGGCGGCGCTTCCCGGCCTTGTCATTCTGGCCGGGGTGGTCTACGGAAAAGCCCTGAACCGGTTTACGCCGAAGTCCGCACTGAACCTGCCCAGGATTATCCTTCCGCCGGAAGAGGGTGACGAGGATGAGTGACCAGCCGACGCGTGCCGAGGTGGCGCTGAATGCGCTGGCCGACGTGCGGGCTGTGCTGGACGAGTGGACCGGGAGCGACTGGGTCCACTCGGATCCGGCCCGGGAGATCGATCACATCCTGCACCTGGCGTACGCGAAACTCAGGATGCAGTCGATGCGGCGGGAGCGTCGCCCGGCGACCTGGCTGGCCCAGCCGATCAGCACGGTGTGGCCGCAGGAGATCGCGTGGCGCCGGGGCGAGGAGTCGGTGACGGCCCTCTGCTTCGCGGTGCGCATCACGGATGGGGCGAAGGGTGCGGTCGGCCGCAAGGTCGAGGTCCGCATGTCGGCCAGCGATGCGGCTTTCCTGGCAATGGCCATGGCGGGAATGGCTGAGTGGGGCAAGGGCAAGCCCGGCCCGACGAACATTCTGGATGAGCTGCTTCCCGGCGGTTCGATAAAAGAGGAGGGTGAGGCGGAGTGAAAGTCACCTGGTCGAAGCGTGCGGAGGTTCAGATCATCGATAAAGACGACGTCGATGTTCATGAACTTTCGGTGCGCATGCACCAGTATCTGGAAGTTTTTCACGACTGCGCGACCGCGAGCGGATTCGGCGGCACCTTTACGAACCACAGAAGCGACCGCACGGTACCGGCCGAAGTTGTGCTCGATGGCGGAATCGTGCGTGCCTGGTGGCGCAAGAGGGGGTTCCTCGGGTCCCGCTATATCGAAGTCCAGCGAGTCGAGTTTGAGGTAGTGAAGAAGGGGAGTGGAGTATGAGCTATCCGAGGATTTTCGCCACACCCGGCGTTGGCGATTTCGCCGAGAAAGTCGACGACGAGCGCCAGCGGCAGATCAAGCAGTGGGGTGACCAGCGGCACCCGGACGGAACCGGCCTGCCAGGGGATGAACTCGCAGCCGACCTGGTCCGCGAGAACTGCAAGCGCGCTGCGGCCGAGGGGCGCCTGACCTGGCGGCACATCGCCTCCGAGGAGCAGCAGGAGGCGTACGCCGAGACCGACCTGGACAAGCTGGAGGCCGAGCTGATCCAGCATGCCGCTGTGATCGCCGCCTGGGTCTATGACATCCAGCGGCGCCGCGCCGAGCAGTATGCGGCGACGAGAAAGCAGGTCGAGTCGTGACCATCCCGCACGAGCTGTACCGGCATCGCCGGGTGCTCCAGCGTGAAGCCGAAGTGGTGGCCCGATTCAAGCACCCCGTGACCGACGCGCCGATGGTGACCTGGTACCAGACATGCCCGGCATTCAAGGAGGAGCCCGAGTTCTACTCGCTCAGCGAGAAGGAGTTCAAAGAAGCCTTCGAGCTGAAGGACTGACGAATGTTCAACCACAAGCACTACGTCAACGGTCCGGACGATTCACTGATCGCGCATGAGGGGGGTCGTGACGCGTGCGCGGCCCCGGGGTGCGACTGGCCCTGGATCGGTGCGATGGTCACCGCCTTGGACGAGGTGGAGATCACCGGCGAGGTGAAGGAGCGTACCGACGCCAGCGTGCGCCTGGGGACAGTCGCGGGTGAGCGGTACTGGCGCCCCCTCGACAAGGTGAGGCCCCCCGACCGGGGGATGTACTGCCGCCACGGACTGAAGATCGTCGAGACGGTGCCCGCCGAGCACACCTGCCAGCTCCCGACTCCGCCGTGCGACATGCCTGACGAGCCGGGTCACCGGTGCGAGGACCACCGGTGGTGCAAGGCCTGCTATCCCGACGAACGGAAAGTCCAGCCGTGGCCCTGTGAACTGCCGGGCTGCACCGAGGCGGACTTCGACCGAGAGCGCCAGGAAGAAGAAGAAGCGTACTACGAGGATATGCGCCAGTCGTATTACGGCTGATCGGAAAAGGAGAAGAGAGTGAGTAGGCCAAAAAACTCTCAAGTACGCCATGGTATGGCGTCATGCCTGCGGTATGGATGCACACGCGAAGAGTGCAGAGAGGCGCGCAGGCGGAGTGACCGGGAGAAGTATCGTGCGATGAAGGAGGATGGACCGGCGCGTGCTCCGAGTGACGAAGCCTATGCGTATGCCGTTGAGCTGGTTCGGGCGAGTCTGTCATCCAGCGATATCGCCGAACGATCAGGGGTGTCGGGTTCGCAGGTCCGTAAACTTCTTCGCGGGGATCTCCCGACCATGCTCCGGGTCAATTCGGACGCAATTCTCGGAGTCCCCATGCCGCACGAGAGCAGGCCGGGATCCAGGGGTGGATGGGCCGACGCCACGGGCGCCCGGCGCAGGCTTCAAGCCCTTGCGGTCCAGGGCTTCTCTGCACCCGTCCTGTCGAACGAGAGCGGCGTGGCGCGTTTGACGATCAACCTCATCCGGGCTGGCACTCAGCAGCGCATTCAACTGTCAACCGTACGAGTGATCGCCCTTTTGCATGACAAGCTCTGGGACGTGAATCCGCTCGACACGGGAAGCAAGCTCGTTGCCGTGTCGCGGACGATGAAACATGCAGAACGCGAAGGGTGGCTGCCCACCGAGGCGTGGGACGACATCGACGACCCCGACTGCAAGCCGGTCCTGAACACCCCCAAGTACATTCGGATCGCTGAGGACTACCGGGAACTGACTCAGGAGCAGGGCTACGACCGCAAGGGTGCGGCCAAGCGGCTGGGTGTGACGGTCGACGGCCTGAATGCGGCACTCGGCTACTACAACAAGAAAATGGCTTCGGCCTCCTGACGGAAAGGAATGCCATGGCCACGCCGAATGGCGACATGACAACGGAAGAGCTGGATGAATTGCTGAACCTGCATTTCATCGCCGAAAAGGATCAGCTCAGTCTGGCCGGTGCCGGTGCCATCTATCTGACGGAGGTCACCGCACCCGATCACTCCGGGCGCCGGGCGGATGCGGTACATGTTGGCCTGTGGTCGTCGCGGGGCGGTGGGACGATCGAGGTCTGCGAGCTGAAGGTCAGCCGGGCTGACTGGCTCGTGGAACTGAAGAACCCCAAGAAGGCCGAGGCTTGGTGGCCGCACTGCAACATGTTCTGGCTGGTGGTACCTCACGCCGGAATCGTGCAGGAGGGTGAACTGCCCAAGGGTTGGGGTCTGATGATGCCAGGCGGCCGGGGGCGCCGTTTCAAGGTGCTCCAGAAACCCGAAGAGAGGGACATCGTCATCACGGCCGCCCTGCTCCGGACCCTGCTGACGAATACCGAGACAACGCGCACGAAGGCTCTCCGGAAGCAGGAAAGTGCACTGCGTGCGAAGTTCTACGAGCAGGAGCAGCAGACCCGGCGCCAGCGTGGCATCTTCAGCGAGAAGGACCGGCGGCGGCTGGAGCTGATGGACCGGCTGGAGGCGGCCCTCGGTGTCGAGCTGTCTGATTACGCCTGGGAAGAGAGGCTGTCACCCGAGGGTGCGGCGGACGCGCTGAAGGAGTTCAGCCGGGGGGTGGCCGCACTGGAAAAGACGAAGGATCAGGCGGAGAGCACCATCAGGGAACTGGACAGGGCGGCGAGATCGGCCCAGGAAGCAGCCGACCGGCTGCGGAAAGAGATGGGAATCAAATGACTGAAGAAGTGGCACGCGAGGTGCCGGACGCAGACCGGTTGAGGGAGATCCGGGATCTGCTGCGCCATGAATCCTCCATCGCCTTCTATAGCAGCCGAGCCAAGGAGTCGATGCTTATGCTCCTGGCGGAGGCGCATCTGGCTGCGGAAATGCGCCAGCAGATCGCGGAAATGAGGGAGGACGTCGACACCCTCAAGGCCCTGCGGAGCGCTGGAGTCGACAGCTGGGAAGGATACGACTTCGCGATGGAACTTCGCGGCGAAAGGGAGCGGGAGGCGCGAGGTGGCTGATCGCAGAATGCTGACGAAAGTCGTCATCGCCGGAGGTGAACCGTTCGTCGTCCGGATCCCGGGGGCGATTCTGCATGCCGAGTGCGGTTACCTCGGGACCGGGCCGAGGGCGCCGGTCACCTTCCAGCTCTGGTACGAGGGGAGCTTTGCTGGAAATGAAGCGCCTGAACGGAAGTTCAGAACCTTCAGGACGGGGGTTGAAATACCCGAAAACGCGGCTTACTGCAAGTCGGCCAGAAGTGATGGCGGTCAGGCCTGGCATCTGTACGAACTCTTCGACTGGGGTGACCAGGATGGGCTCGCGTGTTAGCTGCTACGTGGCGTACGGCATTCAGGTGGAACCCGTGGAAGGCGCCCAGCGCTGGGAGTTCTCTGACGCACGCCCTCAGAAGGGGCTGGTGATGCCGATGCAAGGCGGAGGGTATGACGAAGACGACTTCTTCCTGGCGATACCCGAAACCTTCAAAGATCTCGAACCGGGTGAGCCTGTGTTCGTCGGCCCATATCAGGGCTCCGAAGACCAGTACCTGACGTGGGACGGGCTTCTAGTGGCGGCGGCGGAGGAACTCAAGCTGTCAGTGCTGAGCCGACCGGCCTGGATCTTCGTTCCCGACAGGAGTTGAGCATGGAGGAGAAGCAGGTGCCCTGCCGCCAGACCAGGCACTGCGCGGATCACGGCTGGTGTCATCGCTGCGATGGCCGGTTCGCCGCACTCATGAGCGAGATCAACCACATCATCCAGAACACCTCGCACGACGATCTGACCTGGGGCCCGCTGTATACCCGGATCGCCGACCTGCTGCATGGTGACGAACGGGCCGACCCGGTGGCCGCCCTGGCGGAGGCCCGGCAGACCAATCGGCATCTGAACCGTCGGGCGCAGGCCGCAGAGGCTGTCGCCAACGGCTTCAAGAAGGCGGTCCGCGAGTGGAAGGTCAAGGACAAGGGCACCTATGTGCCGTACGACAGCCTGAAGAAGATCGGCCGTCTGGCAGGGCTGGAAATTCTTCCCGATGTCAGATACATGCAGCGGTTCGGGAATGCTCAGCAGGCGGAAGAGTTCGTCGAGCAGATTTACAAACTGTTCGAATACTGGAACACGATCCCTGTACCGGCCGATGAGAAGCAGGCTGCCTGGTGGGGAAGTCGACTCGCCGAGCTGTCGAAAGCCCTGAACGAGGGCGATGTCCCTGGTCCGCAGGAACTCCTTAGGGCGCAGGTGAAGGAAGCGCTTGCCGAAGCGGGCATCAAGCAGGTCGAGGTGGCACGCCGCCTGAATCTGAGTACCAAGCATGTGAGTCAGATGTTCACCGGAAAGGTGACGCTCACTCTCGGATGGGCGGAAAGAATCCTGGCTCTCTGTGGCCAGCGGCTGGAGATCAGGACGGTCTCCGCCATACCAAAAGAAGGAGAAGAGAAGTGAGCGACGAGAGTTACCAGATCGAGAAGAACAACATCTATGAATCGGCCGACCCGCGCGACGGGGGGCGTCGGATCAGGATTACAGCGTTCTATACGGGTTACGCCTCGGCCAACATTGTCAGCCACCCGAGCGGAAAGAACCACCGTTCGATCAACACCAGCAGCCTGCACGAGAACCGCAACACCGGCAAGGGCGTGCCGCGCAAGAACGGCTACTTCTTCGTCGGCAGACATGAAGAGACCAGCGTCTGACGCCAGTGCCGGAAGGAGCTGTACCAGACACGCCATCGCGGCGGCGGGTGCAGCTCCTTCGTGGTTTCGCATACATATTCGATTTCGATGGTGTCTTCGCCGGGCTCCGGCTCCGCCCAGGAGGGTGGTCTGAACTTCGTCACGGATCCAGCATGGCGGCCCTGGCTCCCAGATTCATCACCGCGCGAGCCCGTTCCTCAAGAAGAGCCGGGGCCCACAGGGGTCCCGGCTCTTCCATGCCCATGATCCGCAGCGCCTTGCTCTCATCCCGTAAGAACTGCGCGAGCAGCCTGGTGTACACCCCCAGCAGCAGGTCGAGCGTTCCGCTGTCCTGCGGCCCGGAAAACAGCTCCAGTAAGCCCTCGTACGCCTCGCGGGTGCGACCGTCAGCCACGGCTCCACTCCACCTGACTGGACGCCGCCCGGTCGCGCTCCGCCCTCTCCCTTTCCTCCATCGCGACCAGGTTCCGCAGGAGACTGTCGAGAACCTCCGGGGAGAGGCCGAGTTCTTCACCGTGCTCCCGGACCTGCCGCGCGCACTCCTTGTATCCGGCCACATCACGCCAGGCCGCTTCCTCGGCGATCTTGTGCACGCCGTCATGCATCTCGCGGATCACTTTCTCCAGCAGGGCGATCTTCCGGATCAGCCGGTTCGCGATTCCGCAGATACCCTCCACCAGGTCGGCGGGTATGCCCTCCGGGTGATGCCGGTCGAGCACTGTGCGGATGGACTGCTCGGCCCTGATGCGTTCCGCTTCCTCCAGCTCGCGGAGCCTCTTGCGCTCCGCCTTCTGGCGCCGGTACTCCTCCTGTCGCCGCTCGGAGGCGTTCACGGCAGAAGCTCCCTGTCGGTCATCGCCCATACGGCGATGCTGGCGCTGCGCCCCAGGGGATCCGGCTTTTCGCCGGGCTCGACGGGCCGACCGGTCCAGCCGACATGCAGGAAGGTGTGAATCTCGGCATCGCCGGTCACCCCGTAGACCTTGAGCATGGTCAACGCGTCGCGCATTTCGTCGACCGTCGTGACGCCCGAGATCTCCCGTCGGAACCCCTTGCTGTTGTCAGACAGCATCACTCTTCTCCTTTTCCAGTTCAGCCTGCTTCACCTGGGCCCGCTCGACCTGGAACTCCAGTTCGGGCACCGCATTGCGCTTCTTCTCCAGCACCTTCGCGAGGGTGGGATGTCCCGGCTCGTTCCGCAGCCAGCGCTCGTACAGGGCGATGCGGGACTTCAGGACATCGAGCCGACCGTTCGCGGCGGCCACCAGGTCGTCGCCGTGCAGGCCCTGTTCGATGTCGAGCTGAGCCTTGCGCAGGCGCTCCGCCTCCGGCATCACGAAGGAGGGGGTGCCCGGTGACATCTCCAGGCCGGTCTCGACGCGGCGGTTCTTGAAGACCCACTTGTAGGCGGGTGCCTGAGTCCTGCCGGGCCGCTGCCCCGGCTTGCGGGACGGCGGCGCCGCGTGAGGCGCCGACGGCCGGAACGGAGCGCCTGGGCGCCGGGCGCCGGAACGCGGCTGGAATCCACCCAGGAGCACCGACAGGGGTCGCGTGTTGGCCATGCCGAGCACGGACATGATGCGCATTTCGGTGAGGCTCCGGACGATCTCGCGCGCCTCTTCGATACCCAGCGGGGTGCCGTCGCGGTCCTTGATCGTGGCGAGGTCCGCCGACGTGACGGGCCGGTTGGTCACGCTGCACCAGGACAGCAGAGCCAGGACGCTCATTTCCTCGTAGTCGAGCTGTGAGAGAGCGGCGGCGGACGGCGCGATACCCGTCCATGGGCGCGATGGCTTCTCGTACATGCCTTCCCCTTTCCCGATCCCCGGCAGTACGGGGATCATGACAGGCATGATAGCCCGGTTGACCTGGGCGTGTCACTTCTGGTTCGAGTCTTCCCGGCCGCATGGAAACGAGGAATCGCCGTGTATCCAGGATCACCAAGAGCG